TTAAAATATTACAACATCTAATACCTATTACTGCATCATAATCCCCAGCTGCTAATAAAGTAGTATCACCTGTTCCAATTGTTCTAACTAGTACGTTTCTAAAATCTTGTGCCATATTTTTTTCCTATTTATAATGCTACCGCCATTGCTAATGCAAAGCCAGCAGATGCTGCTCCTACTGGGTTACCTGTTGAATCCAGATAAACCGATTTACTTGCAGGCAATGTACAAAATACATCTAAAGTGCCTGTAAAATTTATTTTAGATGTGTTACCCAAAGAATTATTTATAACTGTAGTTCTTGCTAGAGTATCAGGTGTTGCATCAGTAACTGTACCAATTCCTATTTCAAAATTGTTAGTGCCTTGTTCAAAAATAGCATAGTAAGTTGTATTACTATTACCTATTCCGGAAACAAAAGTTACAAAACCTGTTACAGCACCGGCAAGATCTAACGTGCCTGTACCTGTAGTAGTACTAGTTTCTTTTACTCTATCATTTATTACTAAAGCCATAAATTTTTTCCTTAACTCATACTTATAATTGCATTTGCCGGTGTCGATGGATCAGGAAAAGCAATTGTAAACGTACCATTAGTCGCCGTTTTTGTTCCTCCAAAATCTAATACAACACATAATTTATCTGATTTGTCATCATTATAAATAGCTGCTCCTGCTGCACCAAATGTAGCATTACTTATTGTGGAATCAGCAAAGTCAACAGATGCTACTGCAGTACTTGAAGCAACCGCCTGTGAACCTAAAACTTGTCCAGTTGTTGTATAACCAGAACCGCCTCCAGAACTTACTTCATTTGTAGTAATATAAGTTGTGCTTGCTGTACTAAATGCAGCTATAGATGTATACAATGCTATCTTAAATGAATCCCCACCACTTGCAAAATTATGTGTTCCCGAAAAGAGTTCTCCTCTAAATGCGAACGGTATTATATTTGCCATATTATTTTCTCCTTATTTATTTATTACTTGATGGATTTTTGGATTCTAAAACGGTACGAATAACCCCATCTTGATATTCGTCTCGGCGTCTTCGACCTTGTTGTTCGATCGCATACGATAGTAAAGCTTTTTCATAAGCTTGTGAATAGTATTGTAACATATCTGCAGGACCTTTCAAGTACCCATATGCATTTACAAGAGATCCATATAGAATAAGATCTTGATATTTATTTGATAAAAAGGTTCCAGTTCCACTAACTGTGGCATCTGTTAAACTAACTGGCTCTTTATTATAGGCTAAAGTGATACTATATGTTTTATCAGGAGTAGGTGCTACTACCCAAAAATCTTCATCCCAATTAGCATAGTATTTTGGTATATCTACAGCTGCCGTGTCAGGTGTAGAATAATATTCTGCCATAAAACTAGTGTCTCTTTGCTCTAAATAATATTGATTTCCTGCTGAATCTGTAAGTTGAACATACCTAATTAATCTTAAATCTGCAGGTATAGTTACATATCGATTACCTACAATTAAGCTTGATGTTGCGTAATGTCTGTCTTGATCTGAATCAACTTCTCTATAAATTTTATTTTCTGCGTTTTGAATAAGTCTATTTACAACAGAATCTGTAAAAACATTACTTCCTACTTCTGTGTAACCTCTAATATCTGTTTGTAAATCTGTTAAAGTATATGCCATTATCCGTTTACTACCTCAAGTGTTACTGGTCCTGCTGAACAGTTATCTCCTCCACCTTGTATATTACCTGACGTTGCATTACTAGTGCTTGTTATATAAAAATAATTTATAGGAGTTGTTAATGCATCTGTTGTCGTAGCTCCTGTAACATTTCCTGCTGAATCAATTTGACCTAATGCAATAGTAAAACCATTTGCATTATTTAAATCACTTACATTATCAAAGGTAGGTATATTTATAAAAGCTTGTAAATTTCTTTGATCAGCTTCATCCGCACCTCCTGCACCTGCAGTTGTTACAACAGGTGGTCCTCTAAATCTTACAATGTCACCAGCTTTTCTTTGATGATCTTCTGAATAAACATTTACATAAGTTGTGCCACCATAAATAATAGTTGTAAATGGATTGGGATCTAATAAAATTAAACTAGCAACCGATGCAGGTTTTGGTCTTGGATTATATAAAGCTATTGAATCTGATCCAATCGGTTTTGGTTCAAGTTGTGGTTGCTTTGCTTCATACTCCGAAGTGTGAACTAAAGATCCATTCCATTCTCTAACCATTTCTGTATAGGGAAAAGCCATACCAGATCTATCTGATATTGCTAATGATCTTTTACCTGATGCATACTTACCCATTATACTCCATCTCCATAAAATGTTTGTGGTGAAATGAAACTAGATGTACCTTGATTATCTGCATCAAGTGCTCTTAACATTTCACTTTCATAAATTCTCTCTAACTCTTGTGTTCTTTCAGGTGAAACTTTCATACTTAAATAGTATGCAAGTCCTGACATCATACAAGGATAAAATCTATTTACTACATCTGCTGTATAAGAATAGCCACCAACATCTTGTATCTTTGCTAAATAATAAAAACAAAATTGAAAATTAGAAGGTGTTGTTGCATCAGAAACTGAAGCACTTGGTGTTGTATATAAAAATATACTTGGGTTTAATTTTCTCTCTACGTAATATTGTGAAGGTGTGCCTTGTGTTAATTTATTTGGTGTTTGTGAATATGTAGATCTATCTATTTTTGTAAGTGCTATATCTACTGGAGCTGTTGGTGTAGAATTATTTCTATAATAAGCTTCTAATACATCACTTATATCATTTGGAAAATTATTTGAATCAGCTGCATAACTATATTCAGCTTGGCCTAATACTAAAGGTACTTTAGCTAATTTTACTTTCCATAAATGTACACCTCTATTTCCCCATTCTTGAAATAAAATATTTAAAGATCTTCTTGCAGATCTTAATTGATAACCTGTTCTTGTTCCTAATACACCTGTTCTTTCATAAGCTTCCTCAATAATATCATCCATTTGAGGATCAAATTCTGTAGTGCCTGATGTGGGAGCAATGGTTTGAGCAGCATTACCCATACCACTATGAACAGTACAATAATAAAATAATACTGGAGCACCTGTTCTTTTTACTGGTGCAACATTTATTGTTGTGTTTGCGCCTGAAGCACCTGGAGTTCCTGTTGTTGTTACTCCAGTTGTATATTCTACACCTGCTGGTGTTGCATGTGTTCCATTATCAGTAGTTGAAAATCTGAATGGATGACCTGTGTTAGAAGAGTCTGATTGATCAAATATATATGTGTTTCCTTCATCTAAATAAAGGACAACATTGGCCTCACCGTTAATATAGTATTTATTACCGGTACCATATTTATTAGTGCCACTTGCTACAGTGACTGTATAAGTAATCGTGGCCATTTAAATTCCTAGCCGAATGTAAATGTTACTTTATCAACATTCGTTAACGTTGCGTGTACATCAGTTTCAAATCTAATTCCATCACCTGGAATGTTAATTTGATAAGCAGTTTCTTGTCCAGCTGTAGATGCACCTAAAGGTGTATCAAATATTGCTTTTGAAGTTCCGCCTGTTCCACCGTCTTTTAATTCGATAGATCCTGCTGTTGTGTCCGCAACAAAATAAATAGCTAACAATCTAGCTGGTCCTGCTGAAACAGTTCCAGTTGCAGTTAATCTTTTTGTTAATACGTTTGAAACATATGTTCCCATTAATATCTCCTGTTAAATTGTGTGTGGGCCGAAGCCCACACTTAATTAATTATTATACTGCTGTTGCGTCTTGTAAATTGTTAGCTTGAACATACGTAAAAGTAACACTTACTTGACCTGTAGTTGCAGTACTTCCTGCACAGCTATAAGAGTCGCTGTAATTTGTGTATCAGCATCAAATCTATCAGCTTCATCTAAAGCGCCGTTAGCTATAGAAGAAGTTTCTCCTTGAGCTTTGATGTTAGTATTAGCTATAAAGTATTGAGCTGTTCCTGTTTTTCCAACTGAAACAGTTGCTGTAGTACCTTGGTCACTTGCTATTGCAACTCTAATTGTAGTTGTAAGTAGTTGTGAGTTTTTTGGTATTACACCTACGTTGTAAGTAGTTGTTCCAGCTGCTACTGCTGCATCAATCATAATTGATTGAGACATTACAACTTGTCCAACGTTTGCAACGTTATCACCAAGTGTTGTACCTGTAGTGTTTGAAATCGTTCCCGCTCTTATCGGTCCCGAAAAAGTAGTATTTGCCATATTAATATCCTCCTAGATATCTGAATACTGTCCCTAGGGTTGTCGACTATACGCGTCAGCATTCATCGTTTATTAAATGTATAGTGATTAATTTATACACTAGTTTTTAATAGAGCGCAAGAGAGCCTACGGTATATGTGTGATTTTTAAATGTAGCTTTTAATTAAGTAGCTACAGAAACTTCTGGAGCAGAACCTTCAACATTGTTCTGTCTGTGGGCAATTGCTGCTTCTTCCAGCTTGATCTTTGTGATGATCTCTTTTACTTTGTCATCAATTCTGACCATTTCAAGAGTATATCTGTTATTATCCAGATGCTCCTGTTCCCACTTCAACTCCAAGGACCTTTTTGCTTTGTATAGGTCTTGTATCATTTATAACCTCTTCAAAAGTTATTCTATTTATCCTAGAATCATAGTTGTTTCCAAGATCTTCCCATTTTATACTATTTTCTCCTAGCTTGTCAAGTATAGCTAGTTCTACAGCTTTTGCATTATCTTCAGCTAGTATTTCAAATTTAGCATGGTGATTGTATGCAAAAATATTAATGAGAAGTTTTTTCATGAGTTTTTCTTTCTTATTTTGTAAATGAGGCGGGATTGTGTCCCGCCTCAAAATTATCTATTAACTTACTCCAGGAGAACCGAAGATTCCTCTAAAGTCAGACACACCAAATTGGTATCTTTCTCTAGCTTTAAATCTTAAGTTTCCAGTGTCGAAGTCACCTTCCATAGCTGTTTTGATTGGTGTTCTAACGAAATGTTTCATTCCGTTTGGAACATCAGTGATAAGGAAGAACGCGTTTGGATCAGTTAAGAAATTGTTCACTCTGTAACCTTGAGGAACCATTCCCATTGATCTAACTGCGTTGATGTCATTATCAGCAGTTTGAACTCTGCCTTCTGATTTCATCAATCTTTCAGCTTGGAATTGTAGCGCAGAAGGAACAATCATTTTTGTTGCTTTCGCTGCAATTTTTAAACCTCTTTCATCAGTAAACGCTGCAATGTCAATAAGAGATTGCTC